TGGCTATAACACAAGCAATGAGTACATTGTTTAAAAAAGATCTTCTCTTAGGGGATCATCACTTAGACTCAGATACAATTCATATCGCACTATATACGAGTTCAGCAACGCTGAGTGCTGCAACAGACGGTTACATAACTTCTAACGAAGTTGCAAATGGTAACGGTTACACAACTGGAGGAGTGGCTCTGGCGAGTAAAGCCGTAACAGAAAATAGCACAAGTGGCGTTTTTGATGCAGCAGATCCATCGTTTACTTCCGCAACATTTACAGCACGAGGTGCTTTAATTTATAATAAAACCTTGGGTGATGCTTCATCAAATGCTAGAGGTGCAATAGCAATTTTAGATTTTGGAGGAGATTTTTCAGTGGCAGGTGGTACATTTACCATAGTATTCCCTGCTGCTACAGCAAGCAATGCAATTGTAAGGATCGATTAATATGGCAATATCCTATGTAAATGATCTCCGATTATCAGAAATGGCCACTGGTGACAACTCAGGCACATGGGGAACTGTCACTAACACGAACTTAGAATTAATTGGTGATGCACTGGGCTATGGCACACGAGCTATAGCGGATGCCTCAGCAGACAATATTACTATTGCTGACGGAACTGCTGACGCAGACAGGGCGATGTATTTAAAGCTATCAGGTGGTGGTCAAGCCTGTGAAGTAACTTTATTGCCAACCACAGTTTCCAAAGTTTGGATAATGGAAAATGGAACAAACTCTGCTTTGACTTTTAAGCAAGGATCTTCCAGTTCTGGTGACAAAGTAATTATCCCTGCAGGAGATACCAAGATAATTGCAACAGATGGTGGAGGAGGAAGTGGCGTTGTTTATGATGTTTTAACTTCTTTGTCTGTGGTTGATCTAAAGGTTCAAGACGATCTGACGGTTACGGATGATGTAGCGATTGGTGGTTTAGCCACGGTTGGTGGTACTCTTGGTGTGACAGGCAAGATTACAGCAGATGCAGGGATAGACATTGATAACTTTAATATTGATGGCACTACGATTGCTCTGAGTTCTGGTAATATGACCATTGATGCTGCCGCAGGGGATATTATTCTTGAAGGTCATTCTAACGGAACTGTTCAACTTACTAAACAAGGCACTCAGTATGGAACATTTTTTAATGGTAGTGATGATTTAACTATCCAATCAGTAGTTTCAGATAAAGATATTGTTTTTAAGGGCAATGATGGTGGGTCTGATACTGAGGTGTTAAGGCTAGATATGTCAGCAGCAGGTGCAGCTACCTTTAATGCAAATGTAGGGATTGGTAGTGCACCTAGTTCTACTATTAGAAATGATGGTTCTGCTCAGGAAAAAGCACTGCAAATTGGTACAAGAGCAATGCTCTTCTCTGATGGTGGTGTTAGTACAGACCTACAAAATAACTCACACTTAAATAACTCTGATAATAGAGTTGCTATGGCGACTGATTTAGGAAGTATATATCAACAATATCAAGGTGTACATAAATGGCTTAATGCAGCTTCTGTATCGGCAGGTGCTACACAATCTATGACAGAACGTATGCGGATTGACGCCAGTGGTAATCTTGGGATTGGTAATGCAGGCGGTTTCGGATTATTAAGTGTAGCAGGCTCAGTAGCAGTCGTTGCTAACGATGCAAATAAAAAAGTTTCTTTTTGGTCAACAGGTAATGGTAATAGTGAAAATGCTAAAATAGCAGTCGATAATGATGGTAGCACGACGAACACTGGTGAGATGAAATTTTCTACGAGAAATGCTAGTAATAGTCTTGGGGAACGTATGCGTATTAGCGCATCAGGGCTTGTAGGAATTGGCACGACAAGTCCAGATAAAAAATTAACAGTAGCAGGAACTGCAAGTTTTGTTGCAGGGTTTAATGACCCTGCGGTTACAATTACTGGTGGTACAACTATACAGGGTCAAGGTAAAATTAAATTTACGGGAGCAGGGACTGCTTTAGATCACGTTAGTATGGCTAACGATGGTGTATCTGCCGTCTTCGGCATAGAAAGGTCACAAGGGACAGGATTGGGTGGTTCGACAGATGCCTACGCTTGCGTGATTGGTACTATTACTGCGAGTCGGAATGTAAATATTATTGCAGCAAATCAAAAACGAACTACGATTGATACGTCTGGAAATTTAACTCAAACTGGTAACGTGACGGCAAACTCTGACATACGGCAAAAAGAAAACATCCAGACAATTCAAGACGCATTAAAAAAAGTTACATCCATGCGTGGAGTAATGTTCGACAAGAAATCTTCAGAACATGATTATTCAAATATGACTAAAGGTTCTGGAGTTATCGCTCAAGAGTTAGAAAAGATTGCTCCAGAGCTAGTGTTGCAAGGCGAAACATACAAAAGTGTAGCTTACGGAAACATCGTTGGATACCTGATTGAAGCAATAAAAGAACTTGAAGCTCGTATCACAATTCTAGAAAGATAAACAAATGGCAATTACATACACATGGACTATAGACACAGTTGACCGAACAATCTCAACAGGTGGCATTGACACAATACATTGGCGGTGCGATGCGTCAGAAACCGTTGGCACTGGCGGTGATGCCGTAACACACTCAGTTGGAAGCTATGGTGCAGTCGGTTGTACACCTAATCCATCTGCTTCTGACTTTATTGATTACGACAGTGTAACTGAAGCGAATTGCATAGCTTGGGTGCAAGCTGATGTAAGCAAAGACGATACTGAGTCTGGGCTTGCTTCACAGATAGCAGCATTAAAAACACCAATCACAGGGAGTGGAACGCCATGGTAAATGATGAAAACGTATTAAGTATTGATGGCAAAGGCTATGCTGAAGCTGATCTTAATAATCAACAAAAATACCTAATTGCACAGCTAAAAGACTTATCTGGTAAAACCAACAAGTTGAGAGCTGATTTAGATCAAGTTCAACGAGCAGCAGATAGTTTTCAGAAAGAACTTCTAGAGTCGTTTAAAAAGATTGCTGAAGAGAAAATCGAAGACGCAGGATAATTATGAGAAGCAAAACAACAGGCATTCCAACTGAGGTTGCAGAGATCGACAAAAGGGTCGTTGCTTTGGAAACTGAGATCCATATTCAGTTTAAAGACTTGTACAATCGTATTAAGCGGATTGAAGCTTGGGCAGTTGGGTCTGCTACTTCAATTATTCTTCTATTGTTAGCAATACTTTACAGGATGTAAAATGAAGCACATAAAAGACATCACAATTTGTATTATGGGTGTCTCTCTAATGGGAATACTTGGATTGATAATTGTTGATGAGTTTATGATGGCAAATGAGCATGGTGGAGAGTTGAACCCTAGCGTTATAGAACTTTTACAGATGAGTATTACTGGGATTGTTGGCATTGTAGCAGGGTGGGCATCAAGAGGAAGCAACTAATGAGCTTAATAACTTCTTTAATAGGTCCAGTAACTGGCATTCTTGATAAGGTAATTCAAGACAAAGATCAAAAAGCTAAGTTGGCTCACGAGATTGCCACCATGTCTGATACTCACGCTCAACAGGCCTTGTTGTCTCAGCTAGAGATAAACAAAGCGGAAGCAGCCTCTGGCAGTTTGTTTAAAGGTGGTTGGAGGCCATTTATCGGTTGGACATCTGGAATTGCTTTTGCGTATCATTTTGTACTCCAACCTCTTTTGGTTTTTGTTTTAACAGCCTCTGGAGTAGATTTACCTGAGTTGCCCGAATTTGACATGTCTACCCTCCTCACGGTTTTGGGTGGAATGCTAGGCATCGGTAGCCTTAGAACGTATGAGAAACAGAAGGGTTTGACAAAATGAGTGACATAGAAATGTTTCACGTTGGTGAAAACGAAAGTGGAGAAAAACTTTATAATTTAAGGTATGTTAAGGGTGGAAGACCTTTACCGACACCGTCAATGATAGAGGCTCAAGCTCTTGCAAAAATCAACGGAACTGAAGTGGTTGTAGAAACTGACACTGTTCCTGATTACAAATCTATGAAAAAAATTGAATTAGAAGCTTTAATGAGAACGCACGGTATAGAATTAGATAGACGTAAGAGTAAAAAAGATCTTATGATAGAAGTGGATACTTTTTTTAAAGGTTCGTAAAATGAATATTGATCGATTAAGACAACAGCTCGAAATAGATGAGGGGTGTAAGTACGTCATTTATCTGGATCACTTAAATTTGCCCACACACGGAATTGGCCACTTAATTCTTGAAAGTGACCCTGAGTATGGTCAACCTGTTGGAACCTCTGTTTCAGAAGATCGTGTTATTGAATGTTTTGAAAAAGACTTGGAAAGTGTACAGAAAGATTGCTACAGGTTGTACGATGACTTTGATGATCTTCCTGAGACTGTGCAAGAAATTATAGCAAACATGTTGTTTAATATGGGTTTGGGAAGAATGAAGGCGTTTAAGGGTATGAAAAGAAATGTTGACGCTCGACAGTGGGACAAGGCAGCAGACGAAATGGTTGACAGCAGGTGGTATGATCAAGTTGGTGAACGATCAAAACGTCTAGTAGAGAGAATGCGGAGCGTATGAGCTTACAATTATTAAAATTTCAACCTGGTATTGTTAAAGACATTACAGAATACGCTGCAGGGAAAAGCGGTCCGTTCTGGGTGGATGCTGACTTAATTCGTTTTCGTAATGGTTACCCGACGAAAATAGGGGGTTGGTTGGCTGATATTTTTAATGCATTAAATGCAGATGGCACGGTTTCAAATACAGCGACAACCATAGAAGGTATTGCTAGACGGATGATCCCTTGGCGGTCTAATGAAGATGGTCTAGACAGAATTGTTGTTTCAACCCACAACCACTTATACATAATTCAAGACAGCGGATTGTTTGATATTACACCTCTTAGGGATAAAACAAATGCGTCTACAACAACAACGGAAGCTTTGGATGATAGCGAGACTGGGATTGATCTAACAAGTGTCACTGGTTTTAAGACAGCAGGTGTCATTAAGATAGGCTCTGAAATTATAACATACACAGGAATTAGCACGCTAACTCTGACTGGCTGTACGAGAGGGACAAACAGTACCTCCGCTGCTGCTCATGATAGTGGTGCTACAGTTACTCAAATTCTTATTGCCCCGATTGCTACATCCGATACAAGCACAACAGTCACTATAACAGATAGTGGGCATGGTGCGTTAAAAGGTGACTTCGTTGTTTTTGATGGTGCTACGGCAACTGGCGGTATTGCAGCGGATACGCTCAACAGAAGATCTGGCTATCAAATAACGGCTGTAACAACAAACACGTTTACAATTACAGTTCCAAGTGCAGCGACTTCTACAGTGTCTGCAGGGGGTGGAAACGCTGTTGTAATTAATTACCTTATTGGGTCTGCTGCAGGGCTAGGAATACAATCCGCTGACCCTGCACTGGGTTGGAGTGTTGGTGCGTGGGGAGACAGTACATGGGGTACGGCTCGTACACAAACAGAATCTAATGTTGGCTTGGAAAGTTCCTGTTGGAGTTTAAATATTTGGGATGCGGATGTTTTGTGTCAGGTGCGAGGTGGAGCACTGTATTACTGGGATACTTCTAACGGAGTAACGAACAGGGCAGAGCTTGTTTCAGACGAATCAGATGCTAAAGCAGTACCGACTGTTGCACGAGTTTTAAGTATATCTTTCCCTGATAGACATGTGATTTGTGGCGGTGCAGATGCTTTTGTTTATCCAGATAGTACAACAGGAACATTAGATCCAATGCTTGTGCGGTGGTCTACTCAAGAAAGTTTTTCTATATGGAACCCAGACACAGATAATACTGCAGGGGATCAACGATTAGAAATTGGAACTAAAATTGTTGCTATAG